ACTTGGTAAAACATATTGTCAGAGTCCTCTGTTACCCAATTTTTGTTTTCCACATTCCATTCAGTAGTTTGTACTTTATAGTCTGGTACCCCTGAATAATTAGTGAAATTAGGCACATTCCAAAGAATGCGATTGTTAGGCTGAGCAGCGAAATTACCGTTAGTAAGCCTGAGAACATGAGCACACTTATGTTCTGAAACCATTTCGGAATGTTCTGTATTGAGGATATTAACATCTGGATGCGCCCAGTCAATAGTGAATAAATACTCTGCATTGTATGTATTTCCTTTGTTAAAATATTTACAGGATTGTCCTTTTAAAAAATCAAAGCAGATAACGTTAGGAAAATAACCAAATGAATTCCATAACTCAAGATCTTTGATATCTTGATCTGGGACGTTTCTGCGATCAAAGCCTTTTTGAATAAAAGCGCTGATAGGTAATCTGAAATAGATTGCACCTGATTCAAGTACACAATGGAATAATATTGCACGGCCAGATATGCTTGCAATACCAAAGACCACACAACTTTCAGTTTCTCCGTGATGCTGTTTAAGATCATACAAATACTCCCTTCTTATGTTACAATAAATTGGCGGTATGTTAGCATTAAGATAAGACATAATCAATCATATATGTCGCCCCAGTTTTCACCAGATTCGTAGTCTACCTTATTTGGAACTTCCAATTGAACTGCATTTTCCATTATATCTACAATCTTCTTTGCATGTTCTGGAGATTCTACTGATATATCTAATTCATCATGAATTTGAATATGAGCAACTATTCCTTCTTTATATAATTCTACCATAGATTTTTTTGTCATATCAGCAGCAGAACCCTGTATTAATTTATTTAAAGCTTTGTATGTATAAGCTCTTCTGATCCCTGGTCCGTGTTCCTGGAGTGCTTCTTCGTGAGGCATAGCTTTATGCATACCGAAGCTATTAGGTTCCCATAAATGGAACCTACATAGCCTACCAAGGAGAGTTCTTATCTGTCCACGCTCTTGAGATCTATTAGAAGCAGCATTTGTTAATTGTTTAACAAATGGAACTTTAGCATGATACTGTTCAAATAGTTCTGCAGCTTTTTCTTTAGATACACCAAGTTCAGCTTGTAATTTAGCTTTACCCATACCGTAGAATAAACCTAAGTTAATAGTCTTAGCTTGAGATCTTGGAATATTTGCCATATCAGCAACTACTTGGTGGAAATCTGTATTAGGATCTTCTTTATAAGAATCAACTACATCATACACAGATGGAAATTTATATAGAGAAGCATAGTGTACAACTAATCTTGGTTCTTGTTGTGAATAATCAAAACAACCCCACGTATGATTTTTTTCAGGTAAGAATAAAGATCTAATCATAGGTCCAAGATCCTTGTTCCTTGCTGGAAGCTGCTGTAAATTAGGATTATTATAACTGAATCTTCCAGTTACAGTCCCACCTTGATCAGATCTAATTTGATTAATCTCAGCATGAATACGTCCTTTGTGTTCGTATCTAATTATAGTGTCAATGAATGTTGTATGCGCTTTATTTATTTCTCTTGCTTTTGCAATCATTTGGACTATAGGGTGAGGATGTTCCTGTAAAAAATTTTTAGTAAAGGATGGCGCCGATGATTTCTCTGTTGTGTCATAAGGTAAACCAAGCTTATCAAAAACTTTTGCAATGCTTCTTGCTGCCCAAATCTGGGGTTCTATCCCTGTTTCTTGTTTTACTTTTAATAACAATTCATTCTCTTGTGCTGTTAGCTGTTGTTTTAGTTTGTGTGCTCGCTCTATATCAACTCTTACACCTTTAAACCTCATATCAACTAGACAAGGAAACAAATCAGTTTCTAAATTAAATACTGATTCTATATCTTGGTGAACTATTTCTTTTTTAAACATTTGCCAAAGTTCTAATGTAAGTTCAGCATCCTTCTCAGCATATAAACCAACTTCCATAGCTGGTAATTGCCACATATCTTCTTTAGGATCTAATCCTCTAGATTTAGCAGCTTCATTTAAAGCAGCCTCGCTCTTACCATAACCAAGATAATCCCAAGACAAAGTATTTAAACTATATTGAAATCTATTCTCATCAACTAATGATGCAGCAATCATTGTATCTACGATTAAACCACTAATCTTAATACCCATTTGTCTAATCCAACAAACGTCATACATTGCATTATGAAATATTTTTAAAGAAGGAGTAGCCATAGTGTCTTTAAACCACTCTAAAACTTTCTTCTTATCCATATTGGGCCCTGAGCCGTGGGCTATGGGAAAATAAAAAGATCTTCCTGGTACAGCTACAGCAATACCAATTACTTCTCCATTACCTATAACAGAACCGGATCCTTTCTTTTTTAAATCAGGATCTCTAGTTTCTAAGTCTACTGCGATCTCATCATAAGATCTTAGATCTGGAAACTCTTCTGGTTCTACCCATTCCTTTTGTGCTTCAAATAGAGGTACTTTCATAATCCCTTTCTATAATCATTTCTATATAATGAATTGCTTTTAACAAATCTTGTTTCTTTCCTTTATCTTGGTGTCTGCAAATATATTTAATTGCATTGCCTTCAGCAAACAGTATCTTATTTTTATTAATAAATAAAGAAGGTTGTATTTTATATTTCTTATAATGAACTCCTCCTACTTGTTTATAAAATGCTTTATTACTCATAACTGATATCCTTTCCATTCCTTTTTAGATTTTAATATATAAAGATTTTCCATAGATCTTGTTGCACCAACGTACCAAACTCTATGTTCTTCATCCTGTTTATCTACATTTTCTTCTGTAGATTGTCTTATTTTCCTTGCATTATCTAGAACAAGAATAACATTCTTACATTCACCACCTTTTGCTGCATGAATGGTTGATACTTCTATTCTTGGTTCCTCAGATAATTTTTCACCATTAGTTAACATAGTTCTAATATATAATTCTTTCTCTTGATCTAAATTTGTAAAAGCATCAAACCAAGTTACTCCAGGAGTAAATCCTAAATCTTCTATTTTGACATAAGTTTTATTTCCAAACTTATTTTCATCAAATGTATCATCTAAATATTCATAAATATCCTTACAATCTGCAATAGATATTTCTTTACCTAATGTGAGATCAGTCCATTTCAATACTGATTTATAAAGACTATGATCAAAACTTTTGCCATATCTATTCTTAAAATATAATTTCTTTTCTTTTAATAAATCAGATATTTCATCCGATCTATATGTTGTTCTAGTTAATATTAACCATTTATCAGTTGTTAAATCTAAACTATCTATATCAAATATAGTATCTACTTTCCCCTGGACTACATTCCCATCACTATCTTTCTTTGCATAATATACTTTTTCTTTTCTCTTACCCTGTATTCTATTTAATATTGTATTGGATAATTCTTGAACGGCTAATGGTATACGTTCAGATTGTTGTAGTACTTCTTCTTCTGCTGGCTCATCTATAAATCTATTAACATCAGCTCCAGCCCAAGCAAAAATAGCCTGGTCATCATCTCCTGCTAAAAATACATCCTTAGATTTTGATTTTAATATATCAAACATCTTCCATTGAATAGGAGATAGATCCTGAGCTTCATCTATAAAGATAACTTCAAACAAAGGACATTTATCTGAATTAAGAACAAATCTTTCTATCATGTCTGTATAATCATCTAAGTTGTAGGCTTTCTTATAATTATTAAGATTAATGTTTATATGATGTAAAGTATCTAAATCTATATCTCTACTCCATTCATTAGTATTAAACTCATCATCAATAGAAATACATTTAACTCGTGCTTTACTAATTAATTTAAAATATTCATTATCACAATTCATATAACAACTTTCTTCTAGATCACTTGAATAGTTAACTCGTATACTTAATTCTTTACCTATCTGTTCATAATGAACCGGCTGCATAACATTATCTTCACTCATACCTAAAGTATGAAAAGCTAAAGAATGTAATGTTTGAAAAAACTTAGCATCAGTTTTTGTTAAATTACTATTTAATTGTAAAAACCTTTCTCTTGCTTCATTGGCTGCTTTCCTAGTAAAAGCAAAATAACCTATTTTATTTAAAGGTATTCCTGATTTTAAATAGTTATCTACTTCATTTAATAATCTTCTTGTCTTACCTGTTCCTGGAGGACCTAATATCTTTCTAATCATTAAAATATATCTTTTTTAGATTTAACGGACATTATCTCAGGCTTAGATTGTTTAATTTTAAACTTATCTACAGGTATTCTTATTACATCAATTGGATCATGTGATTCTTTCTCCCCTTGTTTTTTAGGAAATCTTTTAGGTACATTAATTTCTGTTTTTTCTTTACCACCACCTATCTGTATTATTTTCTCTGCAGTTTTAGATTTGTTTTCTCTCCAATCCTTACTTTTTAAAGAGTTATAAAAACTTTGATATTTAAAATAAGCATGATCTCCTTCTATTAATACTGCACCAGTCTTAAATGCAGCATTAGATTTAGCCTGGGGTCCATTTACATAATCCTTTAAATATTCTTCTAATTGTTCATCTGGAGTAGTTCCTTTAGGTGGTAATAACTCTTCCTTAGGAGGAAACAAATTATCTAATACTTCTTGAAACTCATTAGACTTTACCTTAGGAGGAACAAAATCTGCAGCTGCAGCAATGATAGATCTAATCTCTTCTTGTAATACTATTTGTTTAATATGTTTTGCTTTAACATTTTTAGAGTCACCATTTGGTAATTCAACGTTAAATGTATATTCTGGTTCTGGATATTTTATCTTAACTAAACTAGATAACTTAGGGAACAATACTTTTCTATCTGATAGAAATCCATACTTCCTTTTTACACATTCTGATTTCATACAGAAGTTTGCAATAGGTTCTTGAGTACAAGTATATCCTTTAGTAGAATCTTTTTTCCAAGATCTAATCTTATCTCTTACTTTCTTTTCTCCCCAATCATCAACAACCAATCCATTAGAATCTTTTAAAAAATATTTTTTAGGAGCATCTATAACCATCTCTTCCCATTTGTCCTGGTATCTTTTCTTAGCAAATACCATGTAATTATATAACCATCTATCTCTTCCATCATCTAATGGACTTTTAGTCATCATCTGTAGACAAGGAGGACCATCATCAAACTCGGATGGGCCTCCCTGTAGTACAGTTTTCACATGGGCTAATGAAAACTCTTCTAATTCATCTGTTGTCTTTAAATTTGCTTCTATAACTTTAATAAATTGTTCAAATGTAAATTCCTTACCATCAAAGTTAATTGATATTCTTTCAGCTTTATTATAATATGGCAGGTTTATAAAATTACCATCTATAAACTTTCCTTCAGAATCTTTTCCAAGTTCCGTTTGCTTAGGATAAATTTCTGTTCTTAATGGAAGTTTTAAAGTGAATAATAAACTTTCTAAAAATTTTTTAATTATTAATGCTTAACAGGTTCTTTTAAAAATAAATAAAGGTGTAATCCACCACTCTTTGATTTAACTGGTATTAATGGAAGATCATAAATTTTTATAATATCTAAATATTTCTTAACTGAAAAATCTTTGTAATCTTTAGAATCAATATCTATAGCGCCAAACCTAGCCATACCATCATCATCACATGGTTGTATACCTATAGATTTTTTTCCACTTAAATGATCTGTATAATCCTGATCAGTTATCTGTCTGTGTGTCCAACCATATTTTTTTGGTTGGTTCTTTCCTGTTTGAGGATCAATCATCATTTCGCTTAAATCAGCAAAACCATAATTTCTCTGCAACCCAGAAAAATACTCTATAAACTTTCTTTCCATTTAGCCCTCTGTAATATTTTAATGTGGGCAATTGCTTGCCCACACATCAACGAAAGGAGTTAGAAATGACCTTCAGATCCTTTTTCAGATCCAGCAGATTCACCGTGTTTCACTTTAACGTCTCCTTTTGAAACACTTTCAGCAAACGATTTAGCTTGTTGATATAAAGAAGCATCCTCTACAGGACCTACTTTAGTAACTTCCCAACCAAACCATGTACCTTTATCATTAGATTGTTGAACAGTTCTTAATTTGTAAGAATGACTAAAAGATGCCGGTGTAAATAATCCATTTGCACCTTTCATCTTAATACTAGCCATCATACTATTCCATTTTCTACTAATCTTTAATTGCGTAGATTTCATAGCAAGTAAAGCTGTAGTTGGAGTTTGACCACAAACAATTAAGAAATGACTTGCAGTTTTTTCAATATAATTACCATTTGGTAATCTATCTTTAAAAGAACCATCTCTTTTTGTTTTAGTCATTATATCACTTGACGAAGAGTGTATTCCAACTGGAGCACCAGAACCTTCACCTCTATCTTGCCATTCAATATATTCTAATTTGTAATGACATGGTAGAACGCTAATTCCTTTCTCACCATCAAATAATTCTCCAGTTACAGAATTGTAAATCATTCCAGGTTCTGCACCTTGAACATATTTACCATCCCTTTTATTAACTTCTGGAGATAGTTGTCCTAGTATTTTAAGAAAAGGTAATGCTAGATCCTCGTGACCTATATTACCTAGACCTTTATCTGCATCATTTTCAAAAATGCTAACAGCTAAAGCTCCTGCAGCTACTTTCTCAGCTACTGCATTGGACGTTTTTGTCCCTTGGTCCATTGTGCCTTGTGCTTTGTTCATGTTTATTTCCTTATTATTTTGGTTCTGTTTCCTGCGAACACGTTAAATAGATCAGAGGGCATATCTTTCCCAGCTTCGATACGCTCTCTGACCAATGCTTTGAG